ATCATTTAAAAGGTTTGCCGCCATGTCCATATGCAAAGCAGGCTTGGAAACAAAATAAAGTTTTAGTTGTAGAGGGTGATGATATTACGATTGACGCTCTTCGTTATTGTAATGAATTTTACGATTTGAGTAAGGAGTTAGTTGTTGTCGCTTCTTTTAACATACCTGATTTGCAAGAGTTTTCTGCATTTGTTGAGGGATTAAACAAAGATTTTAAAAAATTGCATTGTATGCAGTTTCATCCTGATTTTGGTGCAGAGGATGCAGAACTTGATTTTTTGTACGACAATGATTGGGATAGTAACTTAGATCGTGATTATTGCATGGTTTTTATTCAAGATTTAAGGCTTGTTGTTAATGCCAGTGACAAGTTAGAAAAATTGGGTTATTATAATGCATATCCAAGGTCTGAGTACAATGAACTTGTTGTAAAGCGTAAGGAGAGATTGCAATGGCTATGAAACCAAGATCAATGAAGCGCGGCGGTAAGATGAAAAAAAATACTGTTGTAAAAAACAAAAAAAAGCAAAAGAAAAAGATGCGTAAATAATGGCTAAAAAAGCTCGTAAGTCATCTAGTCCAAAGCCCAAGAACCCTGCTTTATATGCTAGGGTAAAGGCTGCTGCTAAGAAAAAATTTAAGGTTTATCCTTCTGCGTATGCAAATGCTTGGCTGGTGCGTGAGTATAAAAAGCGTGGCGGCACTTATGCCTAGCAGAAAGCCTAAAGGTGGACTGACTAAATGGTTCAAGGAAGATTGGCGAGATGTTAAGACAGGCAAGAAGTGTGGCAGGAGCGGCAAGAAAGATAAAGGTAGACCTTACCCTGCTTGCCGTCCTAAAAGCAAAGCAAGTTCTGCCTCTGCAAAAAGGGCGGCTAAACGTAAGACAGGTCCAGCTAGGATAAGTTGGAAAACAAAGAGTAAAAGGGGTAAGAAGTAATGCCATATTCTAAATACAGCCCAAAGCAAAAAAAGCTTGCTGCTGTTGCCCCACCTCGTAAAAAGATTACAAAAGCTGATTTTAAGAAACTGAGCAAAAAAAAGAAGGGTAAGAAGTAATGGCACAGACAGACCGAGAAAAACTTGAAACATTCGAAAGAATGGATATGCCTCTTCTTGCTAATATTTATAGAAAAAGGGTAAATAAAGGCTCTTCTTCTGGCTCTGGTAGTCCTAAAGAGCGCAAAGGTGGCCTTGGTTCAAACAAGGGCGCAGCTAGATATAAGCGCACTTCTGCTGAAGAGAGAAAGAGAATTAACTCTGATGGCCGTTTTGGTTATTTTGATGAGGTAAATAAGCGTTACATTCCTGCTTTTATTGATTTTATGGATGGCGGTGGTCGTGATACTCGCGATGATACATTTGAAGGCGGCGGTCCATTAAGTGGAATAGCAAATGATCTTGGTATTAAGCCATATGGTTCTCAGCGTGATCGTATGTTTGGTGGTCCTACTACTTCGCCTATTATGCAGGCTGTAAGCGGAATATCAGATAGTGATAGAATAAGTGCATCTATGGCAGAGCAGGCTAGGCAAAGAGGTTTATCTCAAGACGCAACAGACCCTAGAATGGGGATGACTCAAATGAGCAGCATGACTATGGGTGCAACTCCGATGCAGCAACAGGCTATGCAACGCGCTTCTGCTGCACAAGCAGAGCAAGTTAGAATGGCTGCTTTAATAGATGAAGCTAGGGGCTTAGCTGCTAGGTCTGGTTTGGATTTTAACACAATGCCACAAGAAAGGCAGGCAGAATTTATAAATGCTGTTAGGTTTGGTATTGGTGGTCCTACTAGTGGTAGATTTTAATGCCAAGAAAACGCGAAAAAGCCATACCTAAAACGACTAAAGGCAAGGGTCGTAATTACCGAACGGTAAAAGAAGGTGCTGGCATGACCGCAAAGGGCGTAGCTGCACACAGAAGAAAAAATCCAAAGTCGAAGTTAAAAACGGCTGTAACAAAAAAGAAAAATTTAACTGCAAAAGAGAAGGCTCGTAAGAAGTCTTTTTGCGCTAGGTCTAGAGGCTGGACAGGTGAACGTGGCAAAGCTGCTCGTAGAAGATGGAATTGTTAGATGGCTTTAACTAATTATACCGAACTAAAAGCTAGTATAGCTGATTTTTTAAACAGAGATGATTTAACGGCAGTCATACCTGATTTTATTACTCTTGCAGAGTCTGGTATGAATAGAGAAGTTAGGCATTGGCGTATGGAAACAAGAAAAACAGCCGTTTTAGATACGCAATATACAGCTTTACCAACCGACTTTTTAGAGCCTATTCGTATGTCTTTAAACACGGCTGATACCAATACTTTAGAAATGGTAAACGCTTTTCAAATATCTAATCTTAGGGCGCAAAATCTTAACACTACTGGCAGGCCAGTAAATTTTTCTATTCTTGATGGAAGTATTGAAGTGTTTCCATCTCCAGATTCTAACTACACTTTAGAAATGCTTTATTACCAAAAAATAGATGAATTAGGTAGTGTAAACACATCGAACTGGGTTTTAAGTAATTTTCCAGATGCTTATCTATATGGTTCTTTAGTTCACTCTTCTCCATATTTAGCAGAAGATAATAGAATACAAACATGGGCAGCGTTGTATCAAAAAGCAATTAATGATATTAATTCAGAGAGTGAGCGGTCAAAAACTAGCGGATCTGGTCGCAGAATGAAAATTAGGAGTTACTAATGGCAAGTTTTACGAAAGTTAATGACTTTGTGGTCAATCTAGCTAACAATATGGATCTTGATAGCGACACTCTAAAAATTGCGTTGTCTAATACAGATCCATCTAGTGGAACAGATGTGAGGGGTGACGGTGACGGTGTTTTAGCTAACATTACAGAAATATCTTACACCAATTTATCAGATAGAACTTTACAAAGTGTTTCATCTACTCAAACGTCAGGAACTTATAAACTATCAGCAAATGATTTACAGCTTACAGCGTCAGGCGGCTCTGTAGCAGCTTTTAGGTACGTTATAGTTTATAATGATACACCCACTTCTCCAGCCGATCCTGTCATTGGCTATTATGATTATGGGTCATCTTTGACATTAAATGATGGCGATACCTTTACGGTTGATTTTGGCACAAACGGAATTTTAACCCTTACATAAATAAGGTAGAGCAATGGCTAATGTCTTAGCGAATAGAGTTAAAGTAACTACTAGCACAACGGGTACAGGCACTATTACATTAGGAAGCGCAGTTGACGGTTTTCAAACTTTTGCGGATGGTGGTATTTCGAATGGTGATGTTGTTCGTTACGTTATTACAGATGGAACAGATTTTGAAATAGGAACAGGAACCTATACGGCTTCTGGAACTACCCTATCCAGATCACTTACTGAAAGCTCTACTGGCTCACTTCTTGATCTGTCTGGATCTAATGTTGAAGTTTTTATTTCGGCGGCTAATGAAGATTTGGTCCGAGCAGATACTTCAGGATTAACAAGTGATCAATTTTGTAGAAGTGACGTAGCTGACACGATAACAGGAACCTTGACTATTGGAGGTAGCACCACCGAAAAAATCATCTTAAATGGATCTAGTACCCCTTATATTCGATGGCAAGAGAGTTCGACGGACAAGGCTTACATTCAGTGGAATTCTTCGGGGTATTTTGATTTTAGAAACCAAGAGACAGGTACTTTTAATTTTCAATCAACTGTTAATGGGTACTCTGCTGATTTCTTTCTTACAAGAAACGACACAAGCACTGTTAATGACAATATTCTTGGCACTATTAACTTTGGACACACAGATGGTAGTTATGATCCACCCGTAAGCCAAAACACAACTGACAGTGCTGCTCGTATTGTAGCAAGGTCAGCAGAGACAACAGGTACTAGTGATGATGGTTCTAAATTACAGTTCTACACTAAGCCCATAAACACTGACAAAAACCAACCTAATATTGAGAGATTGAGAATTGACCCAGATGGTCATGTTCGCGCTCTTGGTGATATGACTGTTTCAGGCACACTTAACGCAAGCATATCTATATCTGCAAGTGATATACCGTCAACTCTTAACGCTACAACATTTAACGGTGACGTGACTGTCGGCACTACTTCAGCAGATCATCAGCTAAAACTTTATAAAGCCGATAACAACGTAAGTGATCACCTACAATTCTATGTAGGATCTACCCGAATAGGTGAAATTGGTGGTGAGGATACCACTTGGTTTCGTATCAATCAGGAAACTGCTAAGAACATTTACACCCCAAGGATCATAAGGGCTGATGGTGGGTTTCAAGCAGCTAGCACTATTTGCGCCCATGTTTCTGATACAAATACTTACCTTCAATTTCATGCAAATGATCAATTCAGAGTGGTTACTGGCGGTGCTGAAAGAGTAGAAGTTAATAACACAAATACCACTATAGCAAATAACTTAATTATTAGCGGAGGTTTTCCTGTCCCTGCCTCTTCAAATCTTGTCGGGACTTATGGGTTTTTTTACGACACAAGTAGTATTGCAAATAACGCAACACGCGCAGGGTCTGCTTTACAATGGTCAGGCGTTACGGCGTCAGGCACAGATAAACTGGGAGCGCCTAGCGGTACTTGGCGCTGTATGGGCTATGGTAGCGGCTCCCAAAATACTCTTTGGGTGAGGATTTCATAATGGGTGCTGTAAGTCTTGAAATTACAGAGGTTCGCAACGCAGTATCTCTAAATGCTGAAAACACATTATTTGATTGTGAAATCAACCATCCAACTTATGGTTGGATACCGTATACACTTAATCCTGATGATGAAGACAATCACGTCAACAACGATGATTTAAGGACATTAATAGGTTCCGACTTTACGGAGTATACTGCCCCGACACAAGAGGAGCTAGATGCACAAGCCTCTGCCTTAGTTCGTGCAGAACGTGATAATAAATTAGTTACAGAGGTTGACCCGATAGTGTCAAATCCATTGCGTTGGGCTGATCTTTCAACTGAAAAACAGAATGAGTGGTCTACATATAGAACAGCTTTATTAAATGTTCCTCAACAATCTGGCTTTCCTCATAATGTGGTTTGGCCTACGAAGCCTGATTAATGTTAGGCTTTTCTCCATTAGCATCTGCCCCTCTAGCGGCTGTAGGTGAAACAGGAGAGAGTTTTTCTCTATCTGTGGATGCAGGGTCTTTTGCCACAACAGGCCAAGCCGTTAATTTTCAAAAAGCTTTACTTTTAGATGCACAAGCAGGGCTAATTACACTTAGTGTACATGGCGCAGCAAAAATAATAACTGAATTTGTGCCTGACGGACAATTTGTTGTAACTGGCAATGATGTTTCTCTTATTATTTCTCTTGCTGGACCAGCCGCACATGGAACCTTTACCCTAACTGGTCAAAATGTAAGTTTATTAAAAAATATTACTTTTGACGGATTAACTACTGGTAGTTTTACTTTAACTGGTCAACCAATAACTTTTGATTTTAGTATAGAAGCGGTCAATGGCTCTTTTGTTTTTACTGGTCAAGAAATTACAGAAGATATTTCTGACAAAGTAAGCGCTGGAACTTTTACAGTCACCTTTAATGATGTTGTTCTAGAAAGAGCAAGGGTAATATCAGCGAATCTTGGGCAATTTACCTATCAAGGTCATTCTGTTGCGTTTAAAGGTTTTTTTGATGTTTCTGATTTGCCAGAAAAAATATATACAGAGCAAATTGTTGCTTCCGAAATATACACTGAGCAAGTCGTTGCATTATCAATTTTTACTGAACAAATTATTTCAGTAGAAAATTGGACTGACGTTAATACCGAGAGTGAAACATGGACGGATGCAGCATAACGTGATAAGATGATGATAATTAGGAGATAACTATGGCAATAACAATTACTAAGCCTACAGTCGGCGGCAGCGAGGACACATGGGGGTCTACTATAAATACGGCTCTCGATACTATAGTAGATGCTGCTAATGGTACAACAGGATTAATAGAGCCTAATTTGACCGAAGGCTCTTGGCAAATTGGCTCAACGGCTGTTACGCCAAGTGCAGCCGATCTAAACATTTTAGATGGCCTTGCCTCTGAGAGTGTTACTGTAACAGAGCTTGGGCATTTAAGTGGCGTTACTTCTGATATTCAAACACAGTTGGATGCTAAACAGGTATCTAATGCCATACTTGATGATTTATCTGGGTTAACGCAAGCTGCTAACAAGATCCCTTACTTTAACGCTGCTGATACCGCTAGTACACTAAGTTTTGTTGATGAAGATAATATGTCATCTAACAGTAATACGGCTGTTCCTAGTCAGCAATCTGTCAAAGCATATGTGGATGCTAACAGTGGTGACAGTGTTACTTTTAGTGCATCTGGTGGGCAGGCTGATGTGGGTGGTCTACAAATTCGATTTGGTACATTTAGTAGCACAACGGATAACAACCAGAGCGTTACCTTTGATACAGCTTTCAGTACAGCGTGTCTTGTTGTTACTACAAGTTTTGGAATGGTAGATATAACCAGTAAAACTACAACAGGTTTTACTGCAAACAGACTTGATGAACACGCTAGTAGTGTTTGTGAATACATAGCAATAGGCCACTAAAAGGTGAGAAATGCCATTAGTACCATTAAATATACCATCTGGGTTTTATCGCAACGGAACAGAATACGAGCAAAGCAACCGATGGCGTGACGGTAGCCTTGTAAGATGGCGTGATGGTTCTTTGCGTCCTGTCGGCGGCTGGCAACAACGTAAGGCAGGTTTTTGCACAAACCCAGTTAGAGGTACACACGCTTGGGAAGCTGAAGGTGGCACAGCTTATTTTGCTGGTGGTTCACATAGCGAATTAAAAATTATGACTGGTGCTGGAATTGCTACAGATATAACTATAGCTGGCTTAGCTACTGGTAGAGAAGATGCAGCATTAAATTTAGGGTATGGCGGTGGATTTTATGGAACTGGTTATTATGGAACAACTAGACCTCCTACTGGTACATATTCTGAAGCAACAAGCTGGAGTTTAGATAATTTTGGTGAAGATTTAGTTGCTTGTCACTTTGATGATGGTCGTATTTTGATTTGGGATACTTCTGTTGCGCCAGCATCCGCGTCTGTTTTAACCAATGCGCCACCAAACAATCTTGGTATTATTGTTACCGAAGAAAGATTTATTTTTGCGCTGGGTGCAGACGGCGATCCTAGACAAGTTAAATGGTGTGATAAAGAAGCTAATACCACTTGGACGGCTGCGGCAACAAATGAAGCTGGAGATATAATACTTCAAACAAGCGGTCAAATTATGCAAGGCATTAGAACCAGAGGCCAGACGCTTATTATTACAGACACAGATGCACATAGCGCAAAATATATTGGGCCACCTTATGTTTACGGATTTGACAGGGTTGGCACTTCTTGTGGCGCTGTTTCAAGAATGAGTGCAGTAGACACTGACATGGGTGTTTTCTGGATGGGGCAAAAAGGCTTCTTTATGTTTGATGGTAACTCAGTGCGTGAAATTCCATGTCAAGTGCATGACTATGTTTTTGATGATCTTAATGTAAATCAACAGTCAAAAATTTGGGCGTTTAGTAATACTGAATTTTCTGAAATTTGGTGGTTTTATCCTTCATCTTCAAGCACAGAAATTGATCGTTATGTAGCTTATGATTTGTTAGAAAATCATTGGCTTATAGGAAATTTAAGTAGAACTAGTGGCGTTGAGAGGGGTGTATTTAGAAACCCAATACTATGCGGCGAAAATGTTCAGACAATTACTTATAACGTGACGGTAGCTGATGATAGTGGTAATAAATATTATCTATCAACCTATTCAGGATCAGCGCCAACAATTTCTTTAATCAAGGGAAATACTTATATCTTTGATCAATCTGATAGCTCAAATGACGGTCATCCATTACAATTTTCTATTACATCTAATGGTACTCATGGTGGTGGAGCAGCATACACAACTGGGGTGACAGTAGTAGGAACGGCGGGTCAATCTGGTAGTTACGTTCAAATAGTTACTTCAGATAGTACACCGTCAACGCTTTATTATTATTGCACAAATCATAGTAATATGGGTGGCACAGCAAATGTTGTTGAGCCAGTTACAGTTTATAATCACGAACAAGGTTTAAATTACGACAGTGGGTCTGTCTTTTGTGAAACTGGCCCCATATCTATTGGTAATGGAGATCAAGTTACAAAAGTAACCGAAGTTATACCTGATGAGCTAACACAAGGGGATGTTGATTTAAAATTTAAAACAAGATTTCATCCAAATGGCTCTGAAACAACTCATGGCGCATTTAATCCAAGTAATCCAACGTCAGTCAGATTTACTGGTCGGCAAGTAAGAATGAGGGTTGAAGGAGATCAAGCTGCAAAATGGCGTGTTGGAACAATGCGATTAGAGACAAAAGCTGGGGGGCGTAGATAATGCCAGTTACACCACCAGTTATAGGTGCAGACATACGTCAGTGGGGGCGCGAACTTAATTTGTTTCTAAGCAGAAATTTAGGTAAATTATTTTTTAAACAATCGGGCGATGTTCCATCTGAAAATGGTATTTTTCTTTGGGATGAGCAAAGAAACTATCCAGTAGTTTCAGCGCAAAATGTATTTAAACAGGTGGCTATGAAGCAAACCACACCTAGCTCAAGTGTTGGTGCGGCTGGCGATGGGGCTGGCATGATAGCTTGGGATGCAAATTATATTTATATTTGTACTGCCGCATATGATGGGAGTACCGCAATTTGGAAGAGGGTAGCACTGTCTACATACTAGATGCCTAAAGATACACAAGTAAATGAATTAGAAAGATGCCGCCCTTGGATAGAGGCGGCTTTAGAGTATTCTGGCGGTACTCATAGCTTTGAAGATGTGGCAAAAGGCATTCTTGAGGGTAATATGCAGCTTTGGCCTAGTCCAAGGGGGTGCATTGTTACAGAAATTGTGATATATCCTAGAAAAAAGGTGCTAAATGTGTTTTTAGGCGGTGGTGAGCTAGATCAGTTGTTAGATATGCACAATGATGTTACAGCTTGGGCTAAGAGCTATGGATGTGAGGCATTAACGATTACAGGTCGTTTTGGATGGAAGAAACCTTTGAAGGCGCATGGCTGGAAGCCACTGCACGCTTCATTTCAAAAGGAGATATAAGATGAGTGGTGGTAAAGGGGGCAGCAGCAATGTTGAGACAACTGTACCAGAATATATAGAAAACGCAGCCAAATCTAATTTAGCGCTTGCTGATAAAATATCTAATATAGGGTACACCCCTTATTATGGTCCAGATGTAGCTGCTTTTAGCCCTATGCAAGAGGCTGCATTTCAAAATACGCAAGATGCCGCTTCAGCATTTGGTATGAATACAGGGGCAGGAAGTTATGTACCAGAAGCAACAGAGTTTGCTGGTGGCGTTAAGGGGCTATCATCCGCTCCTTTATTTGAGCAGTCTGTTGAAAACCTAGCTAAGTTTAGGCCAGCGCAAAGTCAGTATATAGATACATTTTTTATGAATCCTCAAACGGGTGAGGCAGGTTCAAATGCTGCGCCCTTGGGAAGCGCAGAAAGTTTTACCCCTACAGATTATACAAATAACTCACCGTTAGGGGTTCAACCTATATCAAAAGACGCAATGACGAGGGGTAAGTAACATGGGTGCAGCAGCAAATCCAAGTATGATTCAAGCGCTAGGAACTAATAATTCTGGCGGTGGTTTATCTAACCGCGCAATGACGCCAGTGGGAAGCGGTGAGCCTTTAAATAGACTTGGCGTTGCTCAACGTGTTGGAGAGAGCCAAGCAGATTACGATGCGCGAAGTGGTATAACCCCAAGGCCAAGCGGTGTTGGAGGGGGTATGGGCGCACCTCAAAATATTACCCCTGCAACTGGTGTAGAACCTAGAGGCGGCGGAGCAAGCCCTGCTCCATCAGGTGGTGGTATGGGTCTAAACAATCCATACAATCAAGCATCAATGGCGCAAATGGGAGCCTTATCAACTTATTCAAATCCTGCGGCTGCGGCTGCTAATATGATGAATCCATATAATCAACAAGTTGTTGATGCGACTCTTAGAGATGTTGGCAATGCCTCACAGATGGCTATGAATAATTTAGATGCCCAAGCACAACAGGCAGGGGCTTTTGGTGGTTCTAGGCATGGCATTGCAATGGCAGAATTAGGTAAAGGATTTAATCAGCAGGCGCTTGATCAAGTTTCAAGATTAAGGCAGCAAGGCTATAACCAATCAATGAACGATGCATTTAGAGCCGCACAAGGATTGCAAAGCGCTGGGCAGCAATCATTTGGTTATGGTCAGGCAATACAAAATCAACAAATGCAACAGGGCAGTATGCAGCAGGCATTGATGCAGCAATTAATTAATGCTGCTAAAGGTCAGTATGGTGGTTATACTGATGCGCCAATGAATAAACTCCAGTTACCACTTGCTGCGCTAGGCGTTGCTCCAAAACCTGAAAGTAGTACCACGACTAAGGATATGGGGATTTATGATTACTTAACGGCTGGAGCAAGTGCATTGTATGGTATGCCAACATTTTGAGGTGATATAAATGGATTCTAGTTTTGATTGGAGAGATGCCGCAGGAATGGTTGCTAGGTTTAGCAATCAGTTAAGACTTGAGCCAGATGACGGTTTGGAAGCTGCTATGCAGACTATAGGGCAGCAGAGAACAGCAAGAAGAGCGAGAAATAAAACTGTTGAGTATTTAAAAGGTTTAGGTACGCCTATGGGTGATAGGCTTGCTTCTATGGTTTTGACAGGTCAGTTAAAAGGTTCTCAAGCATATGGATATATGTTTGATATGGAAAAAGAAGCTAGAGCAGCAGAAAGGGCTGACGCTGTTGCTCAAAGAAATTTTGAAAATCAAATAAAATTAGCCAATATAAATAGAGATGCTAATTTTGAAAATTCTAAAGCGCTGTATGAGTATCAGCAAAAGATAGCTGCTGATTTCGCTAAAACTGCTGCTGATGAAAAACTTATAAGAGATAAAGATTTTGCTCTATATGAAGCAAAGTTGGATAAAGATTATCCTCAAGCAGATACTAGCGCATTTTCTGCAAAATTTTCTCGATATAAAAAGGCATTTCCAAATTTATCTGATGCAGAAATTTTAGAAAAAATGAACGCTCCAGACCTTCCAGCAGAGATTAGAGCTATAGATGCTAGAATTAAGCGTATGGGAATAGACCCAAATAGTGAAGCAGCAAAAATTCTTTATACTTATGGTGAAGAAGGTGTCCAGAAATTTATGATAGATACAGCAAAAGAAGCTGCAAAAGCGGCGGCTCAACTTCCTTCAGCAAAAGTAAGTTATGAATTAGCAACAAGATTGGTTGATGATTTATTGCGTGATCCAGACCTAGATCGTATGGTTGGACCTGCGCAGGGAAGATTGCCTAATGTTACTGGTGGAGCCGCTAGGGTTCAAAGTAAAATTGATCAGCTAGTAGGACAAGCATATTTGCAAGCTAGAGAATTTTTAAGAGGTGGCGGTCAGATTACAGAAAAAGAAGCTGATAAAGCTCAAGATGCTTTTGCTCGTTTTGAAAATCAAACCATGAATGACCGTGACTACAGACAAGCCCTTATGGACTTTAGGGATGCTGTTCAAACTGGTTATGAAAAAATGCAGGCTGCTGCTGCAAAAGGTGAACAGATATTAAGCTTAGAAAAAATTCTTGGATTTGATATATCAGGTAAAATAGCAAAAGAAACACAAAACCAAACACCTGCAAATAACCAAGCACCTGCAAATAATCCAGATACCTCTAACCAAGAAGTTTTTGAAGACGATAAAGGTAAATATATACTTATTGATCGTGGTGGTGGTGTTAAGGTTAAGCAAAGATTGTAATGATAGGAACTTACTATGCCTGAGTTTGAATTAATATTTGCTGGTGAAGAATATATCATAGATGCCAAAAATATAGATGAAGCTGAAAGTAAGCTTGCTAAAGTTATTGGTCAGCAATCAGCAGCGTCTATGGTTCCTAGTGCGGTAGATTTTGGCGAAGATGCGCCAATGGCAAAACCTAATGTGTTTGGAGACACAACAAAGGAAGCTATGGAAGCTCCTCTTGAGGCAATGAAATATTATGCTAGTCAAACTGTTGCTCCAGATCAAAGTATATTGGATAGAGGTAAATCAGCAGGTTTAACTGCATTGACAGGCTTAGCAACAGGTTTGTCGGGTGCGTCAGGATTAGCAGCAGAAACAATAGCGCCATTAGGAAACCCTTTGCGAAAAGCTTTTGGAATGTCGACTCTTGATCCTAGAACAGCAGAAAGACGTTTGGCTTCTGATTTTATGATGGGTTTAGAGGTTGGTGTTCCTGAATTGGCAGGTGCAACAAGTGCAGGTGCTAGGTTAGGAAAGCAAGTAGCTGTTGGTAAAACTCCTATTGCTACAAGAGAATTTGGAGAAATGACTGACACTATGACAGCAGCAAGAAATGCGGAAGAGCTTGGAATACTTCCTTCTGCTGGTATGCAGGGTCAGGGCATGGCTGTAGCTGAAGCTGGTGTTGAGGTTAGTCCTTTTGGTAGTAGCACTATTTTAAAAGGTAGGGAGAGGGTGCAGGCCGATATGGAAAATGCACTTTCTGAAATTGCAACGCGAGATGCGTTACCAACAACGCCAGAACTTGCAGGTATTGCAATACAAAAGGGCGCTGAGAAATTTAAAAGCTCTTTTATGAAAAAATCAGAAGAGCTTTATGAAAAAGTTGGAGAATACATAAAAGCAGATGACTCTGTTCAAGCGCCTAATACAATAAATGTTTTAGAAGAAATTGTTTCCTATGCACAAAATAGTCCAGAAATTGCAAAAACGCTTGGTCTAGGTAAGTATGAAAATATACTAAAGGGTTTAAGAGGTGGTGACGAGGCAGGTGATGCTGCATCTGAAGCTGCTGCTGTTTTTGGTGAGGTTCCTAGTCAGTTACAAGCTCAACAAATACCTTATTCTTTATTAAAGGATTTAAGGTCAACTATTGGTGAGCAAATAGGAAATACAACTGGTGGTGTTTTAAACAACATGAGTCAGGGCAAGCTTAAACAGTTATATGGTGCGCTTTCTAAGGATATGGAAAACATAGCAAGAGCAAACGGAAAAGAAGCTTTTGCTGCTTTTAATAAAGCTAATCGTTTTTATAAAAAGAATACTGATTTAATAAATAATAAATTAAAAGATATATTTAACACTGATTCAGGTTCACAAGCTTATAATGCTATGACTAACTTGTTAAAGGTTGGCAACAATAAGCAAAGCACTGCAAAATTAATAGAAGTAAAAAAAGCATTACCTAAAGAAGAATTTAACACATTTAAAGCTACTCTTGTTCAAAATTTAGGACTTGCAACAAAAGGTAATCAGAACGCTTTAGGAGATGTTTTTTCTGGCTCCACTTTTATGACAAATTATAATGGTTTAGATAAAAGCGCTAGAAAGGTTTTGATGGGCGAT